CACCACGGTGGGTATGGACTTCGCACAGGGCATCACGGCAGCGCATGAGTACCAGGCGTATGGCTTTGTGCCGGCTAAGTACGAGCTACCGATTGTGCGGGGGTTCTTCCAGAATCCGAGAAGGCAGGGTCAGGAAGTATATCAATTCTACAAGTACATGGAAGACATAGAACCTGCGGCTCTCACATCGAAGCACCTGAGCGAACCAGGTAACCTCGTGAAGAACTCGCAGGCCTATATCAACTACTACAAAGAGAACGCAGCGAAGATTAATCTCATTGATACCTTCACGGAAGCTCGGAAGGATATCGGTGAATACCGCAGGGCCTTGGAGGACATGGATAAGATGAAGGCTATCGTCTCGCAGTCAACGATTGAGTCTGTTAAGAAGCAGTATCTCATGTTGATTGAGGAAAGAGCACGATCGGCTAATCTAGTCGCCAAGGCCATGGGGATGGAGTGATACAATTATGTATCGCTTTCGGCTAGAATCTTAGCTGAATAGATACGATGGTTACGGATCTCAATACGCTTCGCGGCTAGGAGCGTATTGATGATCTCATCCAACTCCTCAATCCGCAAGTTGTAACCGAACTTGATGATGAGTTCCGATCGTGTGGTGCCTTCGCGCCGCATGAGCATGTCACCGAGAACTTGCTCCATGTCGTTCTGTAGGGGATTCCGTCCCATCCCTGCGAACGCTTGGGGCATTTTCTTTTCTACTTCCTCCAGCGTCATGATGGCTTCGTCGAAGTGCTGACGAGTGATAGTCATCTGGTCGGAGTACTGCGCACACATAATCATGGCGAGCTTGATCGCATGGATGTGCTTGCGTTCGTAGTACGAGGCCATACGGGGGTCAGCAGAGCGACCACTACCGGACAAGTGTTCCGGATACCACTCGTTGTTGTAGTATCTGAACGTATCGTCATCCATCTTCATCTCACCAGACATATTAGCAATGGCGGTGAGATCAGCGATGAGTGCATCCTTCATGGCGATCTGTGTGGGAGTCAGGCGCTGGATGGCAGGACGGATACGGGGTTCAGACTCGAACACATAGACGATACGTGAGTTGAGTCCCGTGCCGATTGTATCTAGCGGGAGACCTTTGGATAGCCAGTCGGGGGTGGTGCCGGCTTGGAGGTTAAGCCAAGCGTTCTTGATTTCCTGTGTGCCGCCACCCTTGGTACGGTGGGTCCAGATGTTCGGGGAGTCGAAGATGTCCGTGAGGAACATCACCATGTCCATTGCGCTAGTGGCAACGAATGATGCGAACTCCGAGGACTGAACGGTGAGAGACGAATGTCCATCCACGTTGGTCTGGGAGAGGTCAGTGATCAGTCGTTCACGGGAAGTGCTATCCACCGAGTACGTTACACCAGGTACCACCTGTCCAATCGACCTACCGATACGCATGGCAGTGGACTTCTTACATCTCCCAGGAGGACTCACGAGTACAATGAACATGTTAGGGAACACTTCAAAGTACGCGTGATCGAACCACACCTTGCGGCGTAGCGCAGCGGCGATCGTACTGATGCCAGTCCACAAGTGGAATGACTCGGGGGATTCTTGTGAGTCGGTGAAGGCGAGATATCCGCGGAGCCATCCAGCTTTAATGATTCGGCTCATGCAGCATTCTCCTTCTTCCACTTCTCGTAGTCGATCAGCCCGCGAGGGTTGCTCCCGTCTTTCCCACGATGACCCCAGTTGTATCCCACCTGCACATCCGTGGGGATGTAGAAGGTATGATCGCCGATAGTCATAGGAATCTTCATGGCTTCTTCAATCGCCACGATGGATTCAGGGATACGGTCGATGCGGACTTGACTCACGAGCGCATCGTGTACGTTGACGAGGACTTCCCCACCCAGCGGTTCGAGTAACTTATCCGCACGAATCCATGCCTGGCCACACAGCACACCGACGGCGGACTGAGGGACGTGGGCATACGCTTCATTCAAGGCTTTCTGATTATCCATCCGACCGTAGAACGTCCGGCTCCAGCCGAAGGGATTGCGGAGAGTCTTGGTTGCGTTCAACTGTGCCCGCACACCAGCCCAGAAGGTATCCTTGAGCTCAGGGTAGATCATGAAGTAAGCTTGGAGAAGGAACTCCGCCATCTTCATGTCGATACGGATGCCCGTGGTTTCCGCATCTTGATTCACGATCTGCACGAGGCGATCCGGTCCCATGCCGTAGTTCGATGCGTGGACTACACGCTTGGCAAGGTACCGCTCCTCCGGTGTGACATCTCCACCATTGGCGACTAGCTTCGGAATCTTCTTGTTGAAGATCCGTGCTGCGTTCTCGCAGTGGATGTCGCGAGTCGGATCGGTGAAGAGTTCAATCAGCCCCTTACAATCTGCAAGATACGCCACCACGCGAGCTTCAGCTTGTGAGTAGTCGCTGTATACCATGACGTAGCCTTCATCCGCCAGGTACATTTGCCGGAGTTCTTCCGGTTGGTTTTGGAGGTTGGTTCCGCTTCCGCTAAGCGAAGCGCGATAAGCGAGTCGCGAGGTGCGGGTTCCAGTAATGTCCACGCTTGATCGCATTCTGTTGTCCGCGTCGAGCTTGACATTAAGATACCGTTCAATGAGATCTCGCCGTTCGCGGATCTTGAGGATGGTAAGGAGGGCCGGATTGTTGTGTTTGGCAGCGAGGAGATTAAGGGCGTCCTTATCTGCCGATACAGTTTTCTCATACGTGCCATCTGCTTTCTTCCGTTTGGAGTATTGTTTGGGGAGCTTGAGCTTCTCATACAACAAGTGCTGAACTTCAGGGGAGGACTTCACATTGATAGGTCCACCCGCGAAGATATCCAGCACAGCTTGAAGGCGGGAGATTTGCAGTTCGTAGTCTGCCTTCATCTCCTCCCGACGCTTCAGATCCACACGGAGGCCGCGCCGTGTCGCTTTGAGAACAGGATGCACCAAGCCCATTTCGTGAGCGAAGTGGAACTCCCCGCCAGGGTGAGACTTGAGTTCACCAATCTGGACTTCTTGAATCTCCTTCGTCACGCAGCAGTCGAGTGCGTTGTAACGGTAGAACATAAGCCGATCACCGTCGATCTTCCACAACTTACCGTCATCTTTATAGAACGGCTCATTGGTGTAGATGGAAGTCTGAAAGGCTAGTCCCTTCGCAAAGGCAGACTGGCGCTTCTTACCAGTGAGCTTCGCAATCTCATCACCACCACTTGCAGCTTCCGCAAACAGCGTGTGATGTGCGAGCATGGTATCGTAGGTGAAGTTCTCACAGATGATCCCACGTTCACGTAGCACAGTGTAATCAAACGATCCGTTATGCATGACCTTCGGGATAGCATGCTCACATGCACGCTTGATGCGCGTCATGTTGGAGCCGCTATCCGCCGTGAGTACAAGTGCACGATCTGGGCGATCAGCAAAGCCCACACACGTGAGTTCCCAGTTCCCCACTGCGTTCTGGTGGCACTCGATGTCCACACTCAAGTATGGTGCGGTGAGCATCTCGGCGAGTATGCTATCCACATCGTAGGATTCTTGAGTGTTCACCCACTCGGTTCCGACCCGTCTGGTTACGTTCCCACCAGGGAGATAGAACGTACGGATAGGGTACACAATGTGAGGGAATGCAGACTGCACACGAGCCTTGCGGAGGTCGAACTCCGTGATGGCTTTGTAGTCATACATCTTCATCACATAGCTAGGATGATAAGTACCGATGGTCTTACTCCCAGGGATGAGCACACCAGGAAGGATGGACCCACGGTACTTATCAATCCCAACCTTACCCGTGAGGACTTTGAGCACATGCGATCCGAGTGCGATCACCACATTCGGCTTGTACATCTGCACATCTTGCTTAAGCTGAATCATCCCAGCCATTAGCTGTGGGATGTTGTCCTTCTTGTAGAAATGAAGGAAGTCATTCTTCGGTGCGGGGACATGAGTTACATTCGTGAAGAAGCAATCACGCTTGAGGATCCCCGCACGTAGCAGCATCTTATCCAACAACACTCCAGCACCCCCAGTGAAGGGGGTACGGGAGTTCACATCGCCTTCAGTCGGGCACTCCCCCACTATCATGATCTTGGGAGTCTTGCTGCCCGCTTGTATAAGTTTCATCTGGATTCCCGCCGTTGAGGATCACGAAGGCTTTGGTGAGGATGCGTACAATCGTGTTAGCCGAAGCGATGTCTTGGATGACCCGCATTTTAGCCGCGCTTTCATCCGTACCATACAGCGAGTCGACTATCACGTTACCAGGGAGACCTTCGTTGATGGCAGCGATAAGCGCCGTCAAACGAGAGAAAGATTCTGTGCGGAGTTGCTCGCCAAGTTCACTCATCATGACCTCGTGTTGGCAGCGATCTTGTTGATGGCATAAGCACGACGAGTCGGATCAAGTTCCACTCCGATGTACTTACGTCCAGTGCTTGCGGCAGCAGCAGGGCAACTACCCGACCCCACGAAGAAGTCCGCCACGACCTGGTTGGGAAGTGTAAGACGACGGATGAGTTCGGCGTAGAGTTCGATAGGGCGCTCAACCAGCGTTTCACGCTCTTCATTTCCGACAGGTGGGATACGAAGAATGTTAGGCTTCGACTTCTGCACCATAACTGGATTACCCTTGAACGCATGAAGCGCCACATCGTACCCACGGGTAAAGTAGCGGTCAGGTCGGTTGGTGAAAGTCCGTCCATCGGTTCGGTCCCAGATGATAGGAAGGTCATCGACAGTGAAGCCCGCATCACGGAAGGCCTGGCGAACTTCGGGATACCAAGTCATACCGAAGAACCACACGCAGAAGCTATCGGGCTTCAGCACACGGTACAGATCGGGGACCATGCTCAAGATTCGTCGGTATGACTCGGGAGAGTCTTCGTACGCAGATGCAGTTCCAACCGAGCCGAGCACCCTGGTGTCATAAGCCACACCAAAAGGAGGATCTGTAATGATGCAATCAACAGATTCGTCCTCAAAATGTTTGATGACTTCAACGCTATCACCCAGGAAGATACGGTCCTCGATAGCGACTTTAGCATCAGACTTTACCTCGGTCTCAGCGTCAACCATCCGGCCCACGAGTTGAGCCTTCCGCACAGCCATGTTCATAGCTTGAGACATGTTCTTTGCGGAACTGATCTCGGGGAATAGTTCCATCATCTTGGTGAGCTTAATCGCATCGCTCACGTCAGCACGACGACTCGCACCCACGACTGCGGCAGTTTGCTGCTGGCCCCAGTTCGGATCAGCGACACGCTTGAGTCGGTCGATTTCGGAGATGGCCTTGGCACGTTCCTGCCAGGACATATCCTTCCGGCGGATGTTTGTCTCGAGTTCAATCTCGCGTGCGAAAGTCTCCGACACATCGGACTTCAGCATACCCCCGATGTGAGTCCACCCAAGTGCACGAGCGGCGCTCAGTCGGTGCATACCGTCAAGCAACTCCATCGTATCGTCTACGATGATGTCTTGGAGCTGACCGAATCGCAGGAGCGAATCACACAGCTCATTCAGCGTCGAGTCATCAACTTCACGGAAGCGCTCACGTGAAACTTTGATATCTGTTATGAGTAATTGCATCGCGCTTGGGTACAAGAATGGGGTGAATAGCGGTACGGAATTGTACCACTACCCACCCCATGCGGTTGATTAGGCCTTCAGGTACTTCGCGATCTTGTCGGAAGGCTCACCGTTGTACACGTCGGCTTCCACGACGATGTGGTAGGTGGCACCGAGGAACAGGTCCGTGTCGATGGGGTAGGACTTGCCGGCCTTGAGGGCATCGGCTGCTTCGTCCATACCAACTGCACGGAGGAAGTTCTCGAACTTGAACGCCGCCTTGCCAGACGTCACGATCCAGTCTTTCTTCTTCCGGTTCACGCCGTTGTAGTCCACGGCGGACTCCACTACAACCATCGGGTTACCGGACTTCGACGTAGCGGTCTCGATGGTGAGGCATGACGCGGCGTAGGTGCCAGCGTTCATGGGTCCCATCGACTCAACTTCGGTCAGGTCAGGCTCGATAATGGGCATGCTATGATACCTTGGTGGTGAGTTTGTTTGCAGCCAGAGTGACTGCGACTGCTGCTTGGATCGCTTTGTAGTTCCAAGCCGTTCCGTTCGGGATGTTCAGTGCACGAGTGCCTACAAGTCTGATACCATCAGCTTGTGTTGTGAGCTTACGCGTTACATTGATCCCCTCCTTGATTGCCCGCAGGTTGTAGACTTCATCAAACTTGAGCGGAATACGCTCGGTGGACTGACCAGTGAACAGTGGAACAATATCAACTACGGATGAGCCGTCTTCGCTGTAGTTGGTCTTCTCATGCGCGAGGACGATGACGTTCTTGTTCGCGTCCAGAAGCATAGCAACGAACTGCTCCGTCATGCTACGCTCGGCTCCGAAGTCTTGCTGCTTGAGCGTAACGAGACCAGTGGCAAGTGCGGACTTGTGGGTTTGGGATAGTGACTTCCCAGTCCCAGATCCCAGCACGATGATGCCCTTACGGGTAGCAGCTTCGGCAAGCGTTGTACCGGAGTCGAGTACCCAGGTGTCGAACATATCTGGGTGGACATCGTACGTCTTACCATTGCTAGTGCTGGTCCACTTCGCACCACCAGGCTTCATGCACGCATCGAAGTATCGGCAAGCATCGTCGAAGGAGTTGGCAGTTACATGTACGCCCTTCTGCAGCGCACCACGCTCGGGGAACTGCTCATACATGACGTGGGAGTTATCGCCGTACTCACTCCGCCACCAAGGGGAGAGCATAGTACCGACACCCTTGTCGAAGTCGATCACATTCGGACGGGGGAAGGTGCCAGCACCCGCAGTCTTGCCGACTTTACTCCGACCGTACACGAGCATCTTGAGCTTAGTGTCGATGGAGAGCTCTTGAATGGGAGGCATCAGAGGATGTCCTGCCCTTCAAGCACAGTCTTTGCGACTTCCAGAAACTTCCCGTAGTCGTATGATGCGTACTCGGAAGACTGGCCTTGCTCGAGCGCCCACGCGATCTTATCCAACTCACGCGCGGTGTCGAAGCAGTCATTCTTCCGGAGGCGGATCAGATCGTTACGAGTGATCTTGAGCCGCTGAATCACAGCAATGGGGGAGAGATCACCCAGCACTGCGACTACCTGATCCACCCAGACTTCATCGGTGGAACCTTCGGATTCATCCAGATCCCGTCCGGCGTTCTCACGGACAGTCTCAGCGATCAGTCGAGCTTCAACCTCGTTGTCGGCATCATACGAAGCCACAACGGTTGCGTAGTACGTTGCCACTAGTCATCCCCGTCGAGGAGGTTTGCGGACTTGAGAGCGGAGCCACGAGACTCGTGATTCCAGTGTTCCTTTTCGTACATCATCTCGAGGTAGCGTTCTTGCTGCGTGTTCGAGCCCATCACGTGAACATCGCGGAACTCACAGTTACCATATAGGGTACAGGCACTTGTGAACTGGGGCCACTGCCCACTGTTGTATGCGATGCGGATAAGATTACAAGCGTGCTGGACAGACTGCACCCAGTTCGGGAAGTCATCTTCGCTACGCACAGTCAAGTGGCGCTTGAACTTCGTGGGTGATTTCTTGTACAACCCGATCGCGTTAATGAAAGCACCACCCACTCGACGGTTGGTGAGTTGCGATGCACCCCACAAGTAGCCAGTGATCTGGTTGTTCGGCTTGTACTGGTTGAAGTAGTAATCACCCAAACGCGTAGTCGTCTTGTGATCCATGATGTAGAACTGACCATTGAAGTCCAGCATCAAGTCGAAGATCCCACCGTACTGGATGGCATAGCCATCGTAGGTGTACAGCTGGTTCCCGTTCGCATCAAGGAGTGGGAGTGTGAAGCTGACTTCCAACATGGGGTTGGTCTTGTCGGCATCTACCACCCGCCACAGTTCGGAGGGATACTCCCGAGTGTACTCCCCGAGGACTGAGATACACTTGGATAAGTCCCGCCAGTCATCATCAGGATGGTTGGCAGGCCAAGCTTCCTGCACGGCAATCTCCGCCGCTTCAAGCGAATGAGTGCGATACCACACCTCGATTCCCAGGTGAAGCATCTGCCCGAAGCCAAGTGCGGCGCCCTGCTTTCGGGGTTTCCACCCTTCAACAATGCGCCGCTTGAACTTCGCTGGACATGTCTGGAACATGGACAACATGTAGTTATCCACCACCAGGATTTTATCTTCCGCACTCCCAGGGAGAGGCGGGAACAGTTTACTCTGTTCGGGTAGCACGGGTAGCGGTAGCATAGAGTGTGTCGATTTCCGCTGTGATGAGTTGCTCGACTAGGGTGAGCAACGCGATACGGGAAGCTTTGCCCTCGGGGGTGAGTGGAAGGTTATCAGTGGAGACACGTAGTCGTGTCATGGCGATGCGAGCGCGGTATAGATCCGTGATGTCAGTGAGTTGGATCATCCGCTTGTGGAAGTTCAGATCGTGGGTCATATGGGGGTAGGTGGACACTCGAAGTCCACATCCAAAAGGGTGCGACCCTTTGCTCTGCCTCTTAAGCTACTACCCCAACCTACTGTTACGAGATTGAAATGCCCAGTGCAGCCAGCGTCTCGGCGCTGATCGAACCGTTGGCGATGCCCTCGAGGATCTTGGAAACCTGATCCCCACCGATCTTCTCCGCAGCTCCGGCAACAGCCTTCGTCGCGCGAGACTTCGGGGTGGTGCCGCTCATCCGCGAACCAGGACGGAAGGCAACCTGTGCAGCAGCGATCTCATCCGCAGACTTCTCGGCGGCCTTATACCGACGAGCGATGTTCTGGAAGGAAACTCGCAGGGACGTGCCATCGAGTACATCCATCACACCCTTGATTCCGTAGTGCACAACAGCGGCATCAAGATCGTCCCACACGAGGAGCCGCACATCACCGAGAGAAGTCGTACCACGAGCGGTCTTGACTTCTTCGAACTCGAAATGTGCGCCTTCCGGTGCAGCTACAGTCAGGGCGGTTGCTTCAGACATGCGTCTTACCTCACGAGGAGTGAATGACACGCGGGAGAGTATTCTCCCAAACCGACCCACGGATTGTGGACCGGACATACAATATACGCAGAGCGGGAAGAGTTCGCAATGGTTGATTTTACCCGCTATCACCGGATGTAATGATGGATCATGACTGATACACCCATCTCGTGGAGCATCGTGGTGATAGGGGAGATATCATTGCTGTCGAACACTACGATACGCTCTGGTAGGGTACGGAGGAACAGGAGCAGATCACTCGGCTTGTCGGCTTTCCGGCAGATCGTGATGCGTGTGCCGTCAGCATACCGGAGGATCTCCCTCGCGAACGCGGAGTTATCTTTCCAGTCATTCGCCAGGATCACGAGTACGTGCATCGAGTGCTACCGATTCGAGTTTAGCGACTAGCTGCAGGAGAGGGAGATCACTCGCCACGGTGCGATTGCGGGAGTACCAGTTGTGCATCTCTCGTGCTTCCGCATCGGAGTACTTCGCACCGTGCTTACGGAGGATGTCGTACTCAGGGCGGTTGACACGGCGGAGGACTGAGTAGACAGTCTGCCTGGAGATTGAGAAGATACTAGCAAGCTGGTACTGTGAGGCGCCGGCTAGTGTCGCACCGAGGATGAAGTGGCTACGCGTCGGGTCGACTACGTAGGCTTTCTTGGGGGTAGTCCCACCCGTAGGGAATGGTACCTCCGTTGGGTCACTTGCGAATCCGTCAGGGATGGTGAGACGGAGCAACGCATCCACATCAGCTTCGTCCAGGTGAGGGTATGTGGCGGTGAGATAGCTATTAGCTTCTGCCCGAAACATACCCTTCAACCTTGCCATGTCGTTAAGCGGAATGGGAAACAGGTTGTCCACTAGCGGTTAGTCCTCGAAGGAGGTCGTGACAACAGGGGGAGGAGCCATCTCGACCTTGCTCACGATCTTGAGCACGTAGTACGGACGGTCCTGGCGGGTGAGGTGTGCAGCATGACGGCTAGCTTCCTCCACGTTCTGGAAGAACTTCTGAGGGATCTGGATCTTTCCGTTCTGGATCTCATCCAGCGGGGCGACGATGTAAGGGCGCTCCTTGACGATGGGTACAGGGGCGTTGGCTACGATGATGGACATCTTGGATGAGTCTGAGGTGGTGTGTGGAGTCTGGATACGGCGAGGCCGCGTGTGCGCAGGCAGATACCCGAAGTCTTTGTTCACATACGGAGGTCCATTAGTGAGCCAGTCGAGTTCGGAGTCATCCATATTTGTACCCCTATGTTAAATGGTGGAGACAACAATACGGCGAGTGGCAAGAGGCCACCCACCGGACATTAGCAAGATTGCGATTCGTACTAGTGCACTCCCTCGGGATCGAACCGAGATAACGCTGGAGGACCGCTATGCGCCGACACACGCGGAGTGCAGAGTGGGAGGTGGTGGTTAGCCACCCCCCGAGACTACTACTGCATGCTGAACGTACGCGGAGAGTCAGCGGTGAGCTGTGCCGCCTTGAGCGTACCATCGGCGAGCACACGAGCCGCAACGATGCTCGGGTGTTCCACGATGGGGGTCTTGTGGTTCAGCACATCCAGCTGCTGCTTCATCGAGGCAGCCGCGCCGAGCAGGTCATCTTCACTGATGCTCCCTGCAGTCGGAGCGTGGCCCGTGCGCCAGATGGACTGGAGCTTGGACCGTTCCACCACCTCACGGATCACAGCGGGGATGAGACCGGACAGCTCATGGGAGAGCCGGTTCAACTCGCCATCTTCCACCAGCCCCTTGCCGTACACACGGACGAGACGGAGTGCAGCCTTCGCATCCGGCGGAGTGACTTCCACCAGCACGTCGATACGGCCAGGACGGAGCATCGCAGTGTTGATGTTCTCGAGGTGGTTGGTAGTGAGAACGACCATCACGTCGGTGTTCTTGGAGTCGATGCCGTCGAGGGTGTTCAGCACATCGTCGATCTCCTCGGTACGGTCCTGACCGCCCACGACACGATCCACGTCTTCCGCGAAGATCACGGCGGGCTGGTACTGCCGTGCGAACTGGATGGCCTCGGGAAGTTCCGCGACGTGCTTGATGTAGATGAAGGTGGTCTTGGACTCCACGCAGAACTTGGCGACCTTCCGTGCGAGGAGGGTCTTACCGGTACCGTACTTGCCGGCGAGCAGAACACCACGCTTGAAGGGGATGCCGGCGAGCTTGCAAGCAGCGCGATTCACGATGGGAGCGTAGATGTTCGCACCGACGAGCTGCTCGATGTGATCGGAGAACGTGAGCGCGTCGACTTCGGGGGAATCGAAGTTGTAGAACGTGATGGAAGGCATGGCACGAGACTCACCGTTGTCCTCGCGGAAGGACATCGTGAGCGCACGACCCGAGTAGAACGGCTCGGTCCAGATGTAGTGCTGCATCTTCGCGATGATCTTCTGCACGAGGTGATCGTGCTTCTTCCGGTACTCACCCTGGACCTGGAACTTCACGCGGTCGTCTTCCATCACGCCGCTGGTGTGCAGCCACCCGCCGTCAGGGGAGATCTGCATACGGCCCCAGATGATCTCACGCGTCTCGGTGAGTGAGACGGGGATCGAGATGCGCGAGGGCGGAGTGGTACCGAACCAGCTTTCCACCGCGACTTCAGTCGTGAAGCCCTGGATATCCTTGATCGCGCGTTCGAGGGCCATGCTGCCTTCCCACGGGAAGACATTGAACGTGCGCTGGAACCGCATGAGGGACTCTTCCGCCTTCTGCTGGCGGTCGAGGACTTCAATCGCATCCTTGAGTGCCATCCCCTCAGGGACGAGGAGCTTCTCCCCAGTGCGGACGACCTCCGCTACCGTGGTGGAGTTCTTCTTGTTCACAGCGTCAGTGATGACTGCCAGCATTTCGTGCGCTTCCATGTGAGTACTCTCCAGTACAAGTTGTGCAGGATACGGCCTGCACTCCGTTGGGACTCAGTCCCGAGGTTACCGCTCGTTTTTGATTGACTCATGGTACACATGCGTCATGCTGTGGACGAGGATCTTGAGCACGCGAGTGTGGAGTTCCGCATCCACGAGGTCACCACTCACAGCGAAGAACTCGGAGTTCATCTGGCGCATGTTCTTATTCACGAATTGCATCAAGTCAGCGATGAGCCTCCCGCGCTTGAACTTCCCCTCCACGAACATGTACTGGGAAGTAATCGCGATGAGTTGTGCAACATGACGTGCGGTGCGGATCTCGCAAGTCATCGTGTAGTGATTCGCATCAGGTCCGGCAGGCCCGCAGGACTCCAGCAGGTCTGCGTAGGTCTGAATGATGTCCATGGGAGTGTCGATCTTGGCGAGCTTATTCGCCACCATGCTGATACCGGAGGTAGTGGAGAGCATATACTCCGCCATGTCGGCAGGGATACCGGACTTCTCCACCATCTCCCGATCAAGGGCAGATGAGATGCGATTAACCATTGACGAGTTCCTCCATCGTGGAGATCTGAACTTCCGTCATGGTCATGCAGATGTCCCGCAGGTTGGACTTGATGATCGCGTTAGCGATGGGAGTGTGCATGGCGAAGGTCATCCTCAAGCGCATGAACTCCTGGATGAAGCCAGGATCGAACTCGTTATCCTCGGTATCGTTGAGGAGTTCCATGAGGGGGTGGAGGAGCTTCGCGAGTCCGGTAGTGATCGTGACACTCGCAGTGGCGCTGAGTCCACGCTCGTAGATGTCGTGCTTCTCCACGTCATCGCAGAACATATCAATCTTGGTCATGAGTTCCTCCTGCCGCTGCTTGAACTTCTCGCACATCTCACACATGATTGCCTCCAGGCAAGTTGGGTGTAGTGTGGCAGGAGCGCGCGCCAGGTAGCGGTCGCCCCGTGCCACATAATACAATATACCACCAGACCAACAACTACGCAATGGGTAGTGTATTTTTATTTTGGCAGGGGCTAGCGCCCACGGTAGATCGCACTGGCGATCGCCTCACGATCACCGGAGATGACAGCATTCCGAACTTTCTTGCATCGCGTCTTGATCGGTTCGTAGCACTGGCAGTACCCAGTCTCGAGCGCGAGTTCGATCTCGGAGGCGAGGGCGAACTCCGCATCGGTGTGAGTGGACGGCGATGAGTCTTCCGTTGTGACGAGAGTGAACTCGGCAAGCATTGTCAGTCCCTCGGATCGAGTGGGTGGGTGGCAGGAAGCGATACACCTTCAATCTCTGCGTACTTCTCGAGCTTGAATCGGCGCGCGAGGTGAGAATCAATCTCATCACGGAGCTTCCAGATCTGCGCGTCGATGAGTTTGACTTCCTTCGCGACGTTCTCGGAGACGATCTTCTCGATGTTGGTCTCGAGGATGATGGGGCTACTCACTGGGCAATCCCTCCACGAACTTGTCGAGCGCAGCGAAGATGATCGCCTGTCCATCGTCGGTGGCCTTGGACATATCATCTGCGGCGGTCTTCGGATCAGGGTTGAGTGCAATCACCAGATCCATGATGGACTCGGGGACTCCCTTGAACCCATGCCCAGGGTACGACACAACGAAGCCATCCAGCATGACACTCATCGCAAGGAATGTGGAGGCGGGGACAGTGATGGTGAGGTCCTTCACTGCTTCACGCAGTAGGGATGCGTCTACGGTCTTCATGCTAGGGGTGCTCCGTGAGTCCCGATTCATCGGGGATGAGGGTGTCGTTGATAGTACGGGGGATCAGTTCGAGTTGTACATTTTCGTACGCCTTCACAATCGAATACATCCACTGCGGTCGGGCGATCTGGTTGGACATGTAGGAGAACTTACGCATAGATGTGATGCGACGCTTGACTTCGTCGGGGTTCTCCTTCCGCCGTGTTACTTGCTCACACGCGAGCATGTAGTTCAGCGCGTTGCGGATAGTAGACTCGCTGCAGGCTTCACGCTTAGCGAGAGCACTGACTGATGCTGCAGGCACCACGCGTAGGATATTGAGGATCTTCTCCACGCGTTGCTGGATAGTGATGTGTCCGTACTTGTGTGCCATCATAGTGGATTCCTGAGAGTACGCATGACGGAGGTGCGCTTGAGTTCGTCCAGATCTTTCTGGAGTAGCGCGATCTTCCGCTCGAGTCGCTCAAGCGCGTCGACTACCTGCTCCGATGCGAAGCGGGTGAGGGGCACTTGATCGAGTCCGTTACGTGCGAGGGCTTCGGTACGCTTACTCATCTTTGGTATCATCCTCATCGTTGAAGAGTTCTTCATGTTCATCCAGGTCTGCGAGGAGTTCCGCAGCACCTTCATCACAGTACTCATCGTCAGCGAGGAGTACATATCCCACGAAGTCAGAGTCTTCCATCTTGTGGTGGTGTTGGCAGTAGAAGATACTCACTGGTTAGGTTCCGGTTGAGGTACCGGTTCGATCTGATACCACGGCTTCCCGTTGCTGTTCTCCCAGATAGTTCCGTCGTCACACAGCACAGTCGTGATATGGGCTAAGTCGTTCGTTTCAGACCAAGGGACTACCGCAGTAGCGATCTGGATAACCTTGCGTCTGGTCACTTGGACGCCTCCTCGGGTTGAGTCTCGTCGATACAGTCGAATCCCAGATGGTCGAGCATCGGCATGAGGTCTTGCCACTCACGCTCACGAAACACCAGTGTCCCGCATAGCGCCATGTGATCGGACTTCACAAGTGATCCGAACACTCGCACGTGTACGTGACTGCCGAGGAGCTTGTAGCGGAATCGGAGGTTCATGTTACTGATTCTCCATCATGAGGTGCATGACTGTGTTACAACGAGGAGACTCAAAACTCCCAAGTACATCCGTGAGCTTCTGTGCTTCGCTTCGCTCAGCATGGATGTATCTACTACGATCCACGATCTCGTTGGCTTCCTCGAGTGAGTACACCCCCGCGAAGTGTACATCTGCAGCATAGCCACACTGATCAGCACCCCACCACATGTTGTGCTTGTATGACCAGATGAGGTATGCTGTGTCCCATGTGAGCTTCATGACTTCCTCCGTTGTGCGACTAGCGCTTCCGCAAAGTTGTACTTTTCAGTTTCGAGGTCGGATTTCTCCCAGAAGTGCCAACGTGCGCCACAAGAGAGGCACTCGTAGAACAGGTCAATCCCCCAGGCTACGTGATGCGCGCAAACTTCAAACGCACTATCACACAGGCAAGTATCCGGATCGTTGCCTTCATCCTCCGGAGTGATCTCGATCTCAGGCTCATCCCATGAGGGATCGTAGTCATTGCGTGCTGGGATGCTGTTACGCATAGGGAGTACCCTCCAGAGTGCGCTTCATCATGCGCTTGGCGTCAGGGTGGATGTAGATGCTACCACCGAACTGGGAGAGCGCTGCAAGCGCGATGGAGAATGCCTGTCCAGGATCTTCCGAGTACTGCTTGTGCTCCCCGCGCTGGATTCGGAACTTCCGCCAGAACTGCGAATAGAAGATCCGAATATACTGGGGATCGGGGTTAGACTTATGGGAGCGCATCTTACCGTGCCTCGTCCAGGATGATACGATCCACATAGACCGCACGTACTGTATCGAAGTCTCCCATGATCGTGGCGACTTCCACCCAGCGCCCGTTGCGGTAGACTTGCTTTACAAGCTTCCGACGGTGCCAGGAGAAACAGTACACATCGTCAGTCATGCTCCACACGATCAGCATGTTAGCACTCCTGTCCGTTCTCATGGGTGAGGAACCCACCAGAGTTGAGGATGTGGAGGAGCATCGACTCGAGCACGATAGTCGCACGGGAGCGCTTGGGATGGATAAGAGCGTACTTCCCAGTTCCCATCGGGATGACTTCTGCAATCTCACCGATGCGGTCTGTGATGAAGGTACTCATGGGCGCACACTCGGCATGGTCACGAGGGTGGCAATGGAGGTGGATGATTCCGAGTTGAACATAATCACGGAGTCACACACGCAGTTATGCACTTGCCCATCTTCATCTCCCATAGTGTCGAACATTCTCATAATCCAATCGAGTGCTTGTGACTTCTCAGCCCACTCGGTCACGCGCCAGGTTGGTATCGACACGAGTGCTCCAGACATCCGGAAACTTGCTACATACGTGTACTTCATGTGGACTCCGACTTGAGTTCCATGCGGGTGTTGCAGCCCACCACCGAGGTGTGATGGGCTATGGTACGATCCGGCACGATTAATGCCGGCTTCGCCTAGTTATCCCAGGCAGATACGCGATCCGTGCAACCTCCAGCAGATCGGACACTCGATTCCCTCGGGGAGCATATCCCACGAGGTGGAAGGCTCGAAGGTGTACTCATCAACCTCCGGTCCCTGCTGTGCCTCCCACGGGATGATCTCCATGATCTCCCCCCACGCCGTGGCGAGGGTGATGAACCTCGGATCACCCAAGCGGCAGCGCTTCATCTCATCCATGAGGATGGCTGCGTGCATGATGTGGGCGAGGGTGTACTCGTACGCAGTGTGGTACGACCTCGCCATTCCCGTGCTGTACTCCAGCACCACGTCGAGCACATTCGCTTCCGTACGCTCGAGGATGGCATCGAGCACCCCGACTTCATTGTAAAGGCTCTCCAACTGTACCATCTGCTGCTTCATGTCCGTATTCTCCACGAGTGGGAATATCTGCGGCGTGGCGAGGTCCACGTCCGCGAGTATGGGCGCGATCCGGCCCACATCACAATATACCACCCCTCCCCACACTACACAATGATTAGTGATGATCGGATTTCCATCTGCACGATAGTTGCCGGCTGCGCCTAGCACATGAGTGGTACAAAAATGTGCAACTGACATGATTATGGCCGACTTCGTCTACCACCGACATACTCACATGCGGCCCTGTTGGGATGGCGAGCTGGGCCGTACATGGTGGGATTCGATGTGCGCCGCAGGCCCCGTGAAACGGCGTGAAACGCCCCACCACGCCACGATCGGCCTCCGGCCATACCCACGTATGCCCAGGATCGTTTGTGCCCGCATTTGCGTCAGGACCTCCTTCCCATGCCTGCTGGCTGGTAGTCCTTAACCCACAGTCCTTCCACGTAAGTCGTTGCGGCACATGGGTTTACCCCACCTGCGTCAGGCTGGCTTGCTCACCTACCTGCCCCCCCGATGCACGTGAAGGACCTTACCCCTGCCTTCCTCCCAGCCTGCGTGTGTATGCTAGCTGGCTAGCTGGCTTGCTTGTGCTAGGTCCTTTTCCTCTCTATATACTATCTAAAAAAAAATTTTATAGTGAATAAGAGAAAAGTGTTAGTACATAAGCACATTACACTCGATCAGGCTGGCTGGATGGCAGGCTGGCTCCACGGGTACATCACGGGGGGAGGTAGTAGAGCCAGCAAGCAAGCCTGCAATCGTGTAACCCGTTGTGGCATATGGAGTTACGCATTTTGGACTTCCGTCAGTACTTCCTTCCTGACGTGTGACATTCATCACCAAGTTGTGCAAGTGGTACACATTTGTACACCTCAAGCTCTAGTTCACGAGTAAGCTACCTTGTCAAGGTCATGTGTATTCTTGATTCCGGATATACCAAAAAGCACGACTCGAGGGATGTAAAGTCCCCCAAGTACGTGCTAGTTAGCTCTTATTACCTCGCATCGTCCGCAAGAATGCGTGCACCTCATGCAACTTGTACACAAAGAACGCATCAGTCTTGAGACAGCTAAGCACAATCCAGACTGTCCCGCTTAGCACTGTCACATCCTCCACACGGCAATCTTGCCTCTCGATCGCGTTGAGTTCGGACACCTCAAACGTATCGCGTACGAGTACTGACGACATATGGCCTCCAGGCCGTTCGGTTAGTCGTTATGTCTGACTCCCCAAGGTCACATCCCTTAATCACGCGAGAGTCTGGCTGCTAGCCAGGGCCGTCGCGATAGCCGCCGGAACACCTGCTTCCACGAGCGCAGCCGCGTACAGCTGCTGGAACTCCACCACGTCACTCCCATTGTACAGTTCGCCGTTCGGGAGCGTGTAAACCCGCACCTGGATCGGGCTAGCTGTCGCCCGCACGCCACGCATAGCGTTGTACACAGCGTTCCGCAAGTTCTCAGTATCCTTGTCCCCAGCTTCCAACCGAGCACGGTTGATCGCCTGAGCACGGACACGGATCGAGTTGCTCGCGTTCAGCATAGCCAGCACCGCCAGCTTCCCAAAGTGCGCCTCGAACTTCTCGAAGTCAGAAATCTTCGGGAGCTGCGCAGGCGTCGCAAACGCCACGCGATCAGTCTTGTTCGGACCAGCCTGCTTGCTGACCGTTTCCGTCTCCCACGTCATGCCGTAGTCAGCCCAAACGTGAGAAGCGCTAGAAGTTGTTGCCATGTTGATATCCTCCAGGGATATTGACCTACATGAGTTTCCTACGGGAACCAGGACGATTTCCTAGTTCCCCACACTGGAGGATGTGACCTTGAGTTGTCAAACAGCGCGTCCAAGTCGCCCCACCATGATGAGGGCTACCTGGTCGGCTCGTGGCCCCAACTCGCGACGCGCACCTTCCGCACGTCACGCTCGCCACGTCCGACACCATCAATGTACTACATCCCGCCGGAATGTCAAGCTGCCACCATGCCGACGGGGGGCACCCCCCACAAAGACATGGGGTGGCGGAGAAGCATATCCTCCCCAAATCGCACCACTTTTGAAGCTATTCAGTGGTACAATAATGTACAAGTGGCGGAGGGGCAAGGTATAGTCGCTAACGTCCAGTTGCGGAGAAAGGCTAGATATGGTATGTTGGGATATGGCGAATACGAGGAAGCCCGACTGGGCGCGGACATATGGGACACAGGTGGAGTACGAGCGCCGTGCGAAACGCACTTCGCTTAGCCCCCGTGTGGAGCACGCGTTGCGGTTGTACAGTATGGGCACTGCGCCAACCAAAAAGAAAGCTGCTGAGATGGTGGGACTCACGCCGGCAAGCTTGTATGGTGTGACTGGAGCATTCAACGGGAACAATCTCGCGAGGCGTTTCTTGGAAGATACTAGCGCACAAATCCATGAGCGCGCGGTAGATGTGGGAGCGCTCTTGCATCGGTTGAGTCTGGAGGCTATCGGAACCATAGATCACATTCGCAAGAATGGGACTACGGAGGACATCCGCCTCAAGGCTAGCATCGACCTCGCCGATCGTGGTCCGCAGACTGGAAAGATCCAGAAGCACCAAGTCGAATCGTTCACACTTGCTGGTAAGGATGTGGAGAACATCCGACGTGCGATGCTCGAAGGTGCAGATGTGCAAGCTCTGTATGGTGAGGTCGCCCAGGATTTCGAGCAGGTCACATCTACCACGGTTAGCGATGCTAGTCAGTCAAGCTGAAGTCGTGCTAGCGCTTTTCAGCGCAGCCCTCGGTGGTATGGCTGGTGCGGTGGGAGGAGCATTCGGAGCAACGAGAGCACTCCAGAAAGAATTGCAAGATCTTAAGCTCATTCATGGGGATAGGTTGATCCGTGTTGAGACTCGTGTGGGGATCACAGAGGAAGGCGCTCTCACCGGCAACGGACTGATCGGCACCATCCGAAATGTAACAAGACGCATGGACGCTCGTAACGATCGACAGCACCCATTCACTGGAGATGGTAATCATGGCTAAGAAGATACCGTTCGGGAAGAAGGCAGTCAAGGGCCCGAAGCCTGAGAAGATGTGCGCGAAGTGCAAGAAGCCCATGAGCAAGTGTAAGTGCTAAGATGAGCACTCTAGCCGAGCATTCGAGCAGCAAGACCGAGGTACTTCAAGTGCTATTCGGTCCCGCTTGGCGTGAGCTTATCGCAGCCATCGCGTGGGAGTTGCTCGACCGCATGGATCCTAGCGCCACTGCCATCACGATCCAGAAGTGGTTCATAAATGTACGCGTCACATGGGCGGATATCGCTCACGCGGTGAACATACTATTTGGTCCGCACCCATGAGTCTGATGACACTATCACCTCGTCGTGGGGGAGTGGCTAGCGCACCTGTCGTGGGTGTTGCGGCGGTTCTTACACAGCAAGGCACTCCAACAACTGGAACGCTCCGTTTTACAGGAGGATTCTGGTTACCGGAAACTGGTAGTTATTCGATGAGCGAAGCTGACGTAACTGCTAAGAAGTTCAGCGTGTGGATCGGCGGCGTTGAACAGGCTATTCATGCTGAAGCAATGCGTGGCCGGCATCCTAACGGAAATGTGCGATGCGTTCGATACGATCTTGATTACACCTGCGCATCCACGGCTGACGTCGTGGCTAGTGTAGTCATCGGTGTAGCCCGAGGAACAACTGATATTTCCCGCCGCGCCATCACGCAGTCTGTGAGTCAGGCAAAGCGTTGGCTTGTCGCGACTGATACAGACTTCACTACGTCGACAAAAGCGACAGGGATGCCGCTTGCAAAGTCGTCTTTGTGGAACGCAGCCGAGACAGCATTCTTCACCACGATGTTCGATTATGCCATTTTCTACACTGACACATATCAGAGTGGAAGCAAAGGTGCAGCAACGTATGATCCAGCGCGAGCATGTGTGAGTGCTTTTCTTTGTACTGGTAACATAACGTACTTAAGCCAAGCGTATGTTATCGCTACGAAGTGGATGACAGAGTACCACTTGCAAGCTGGAACAGACAACAACTACGGTGGCACAACACAGATTGATACTGAGTCTCTTGGTGTGTACGCTGTGTCATTCCCTGAGCAGTACTCCCTCATGGAGTGGTCCTTTGGGCTAGCGTATGAGTTAACAGGGTGGTCGTACTACTGGGCGTTGCTGAACCAGTATTCACAGCGATTCTTCTGTGCGGCTGGTGTTGAGGCGTCACAGCGCACAACGGGTGAGTTTCTTTACCGTGCGACTGCTGGTGATAATTCAATTCGTAGAGCGTATCGTAACCTTCGGTGGATGCTTGGTGGGTATACGTTTGATACTACGTATGCCTACGGGGATGCAGACAGTGGTCCACGCAATCCAGATTGGGCTGCGGAGCTGCCTTGGCATCTAGACTCAATCGAGTACAACAAGTACGACACGTCTGCTGGGGCGTATAAAGTAAACTTCCGTGGACAGAATCCCGCGCAGATTATCGCGAGTGGTGCTTGGTCAGCGGGTGATTTTCAGAATTTCGCGGTATCCATCGTAAACAACGCACTGATTGATTATCTGGAGAACATCAAGACAGATGCACGTTTGGTGGGATGGGTTAAGATAAACATGGATATCGTGTTAGCGAACGCGAGCGAACTGCCCGCGCTGCACTACTACCACAACAACGGTGGCGCGACGAGTGGGAAGTACGCGACTCCGTATAAGAATACATCTACCGCCGTGACATCGTTATCTGTCGATGGCGGACCAAGTGGCTCAGGTGAATTGAATGATCCGTTTGACTTTTGTATGCACGTTCGGGCACTAGCATTTCTCGCTGTTGAGTATCCTAGCGACGTTGTGAATGGCAAGACGTACGCCCAGTGGCGTGATCTTGCTATGCGCCCAGAGCAGATGGAAGGTATGGCGTGGAACTGGAAGTTCATCGGCGAAACCGTGCAGGCTTTTGACGCTCCGTATCGTCGCATTTATGGTAACCCGTCGCGTCCTGCCACGATTCGTACTCCCACAATCCACACGAATCAGCCGACATGAGTGTACTCAGAACCGACTTCAGCGGCGCATTTGATGCAGCGCTTTTTAACAAAACAGAAACTGCTGGTACCGTCACGCAAACAGGTGGAGAGATACTCTTCAACTATAATACAGGGTATCCTGGTATTTGTTATGTTGAAGACGTTACAGCAGTAGATATGACAGGGGAAGATATGGTGATCGAGATGAGCACCTTCCCTACGACGAACCCGTGCTATATGCGGTTCTACTTAATGGATTCGACAGGAAAAGGTTGGGGTTTGCGCTTTAACTACTCCACCACAGCTTCTGGTGGGCTTGGTATTACTAAGCTTGTTGGAGGCACAGCATCAGTAGTAAGTAGCTTAGGTAACTACGACAACGTTACGCACAAGTTTATGCGCTTGCGAGAAGCTAGCGGAACTGTATATTTTGATCGTAGCCCTGACGGTACAACGTGGACTAATATGTCTAGCTTCACTATCGCGGCTGAGATTAGCGGTGTTGATCTGACTGCTATGAAAGCACGCTTTGGGCAGTTGGACAGCGATGGTAATGGCATCTACGGTGTGTCTAGTTACTATGCTCCCGCGCTTGCTACTGCTAGCAACGTCTCCGCGCTCATCGGTGGAGGGCTCATCACGTGAGTATGATGATGATGGGGACGAAGCCAGGTAAGCGTGGATCCTACATGTGGGCACGTAAGCCTGTTGTACCCACGCCGACTGCGCCAACTCCTATTCGCACATTTTACGTAGACGCAGCGAGTGGTAGCGATGGTAATGCTGGCACTATCGGCTCACCGTTTCAGACCATCGGTAAGATCAATACCACAGCTACAGCTGGGGATTTGTTCTATTTGAAGGGCACATTTACTGGCACCACGTCACTTGGCATCGGCGCGGCGTCTGGCACATCGAGCGATTGGATTCAGGTAGCTAAGTGGCCAGGACAGTCATACACGCTGAACAACGGTGGTGGCGGGTCTGAGTACTACAGCATCGACCTTTCAGCATCATACTGGTGGCTATCCGGTGGTACGGTTACTCCAGCTGCAAGTGCGTATACAGCTGCGCGCTGGACTGCTGCGAATCATCGTCTGGTAGACATGACGTTCAGTGGTGAGCCTCGCATTGGGTGTCAGGTGTACGGTGCGGATAATGTGGAGTTCTACGACTGCGCATGGAGTGGTTCGCACGGTGGTACTGCGTCAGCGGCGGAAGGTAACGTCGGTGACATCATCATGGTGGGTCAAGGTAGTGATAACTTCAAGCTGGTGCGGTGCTCGTTCGATGTGCGCTCATACCACGGTACAGTAGGTATCGGCTCGTGGTCTGGAGCATACGTGGGTGCAGATAACGCCTACATCTTCGATTGCTACTTCCGCAACACCGCAGCAGGTGGGCTGTGGGCGGGCTATGGCGCAGCATCCAACACGGTGGTAGAGTGGTGTACGTTTGAAGATATGGCAATCGCTCAGGATGCAACGTATCCACCCGCGTCAGTCGAAGCCATCCTGTGTCAGTCACCCGACTCCACGATTCGCTTCAACACGATCCGCAACGGCGGCGGACGCGCAGTGCTGTTCTCGTCGTACTACTTCGGTGGTGAGTTGCAAACGTGCAAGCGGCTGAAGTTCCACAACAACACGATCACGGGCTGTGTGGGCATCGGCTTGTATTTTGGTGGTGGCCCAACCTCCAACGCAGCGACGGATCTCACTGACAACATCATTGAGAACAACGTCATCTGGAACAACAACACGGGCGCAGCTACAGAGCAGAACGGATTTTACGAAAGCGAGTGGTATCCGATCTTTTTCAACCTGTTCCAGAACGGTACAGGCGTGTACGGCGCGGGATCGTTGGGCGGCAACATCTTCCGCAACAACTTGATTGGGCGTAGTACAGGTGACACCAAGATGATGCTGCTGATCCGCAACTTCGACGGCGGCGGCAACATCAAATATACCAAGGCGCAGATGGAATCCACGTTTGCGGGACACGCTAACAACATCAGCGCCACCGATCCGCTCCAAGTGTCGAGCACGGACGCGCATTTGCAAGCAGGTTCGCCGTGCATTGATGCGGGATATGCCACCAGCGGCGTGAGCTATCTGGGGAGCGCGGTGGATATCGGCGTCTACGAGTACGGAGGGAATGACTGATGGCCGCACCAACCATTACCGGCACGCCGGTCAGCGCATCGCCATATGCTACGGCTGGCCCGATCACGATCTCATCGTACAGCACGCACCCAAGCGGCGATGACATTTTTGTTTTCGTCGGCCACTCGTACAACGCAGGTGCTGGTACTGCTACGGACGTGACGTGGAACGGCGCGTCGATGACGAAAGTGGGCGAGCAGCAGCACGCAGGCGCTGACGTGAACGCCTCGCTGTGGCGCATTGCCGCTAGCACCAACACGACGGGCAACATCGTCGTCACGCTGCCGGGATCATCGGACTTTATAGGCACCGTCGTGGTATTCTCGGCGAATAACGTCGGCTCTATCGGCACGCTGGTAAAGCTCACATTCAGCTTCGCCGGAACGGCGGGCGTGGTGACGACGGTAACCGACGGGACAACCGATTCGCTAATTCTCGGCATGAGCGTGGCGCGACGCAACGGGACCAATACCTCGTTAGCAGCGTTCACGGTGACGTCAGGCGGTACGGACATTGTGAATGCGGGCGTCTCAACTTCGAACAACTTGGGTGACCGGACGTGCGTGTTCACCGAAGCGGGTGCGGCGAGTGTCGATCTCGACTTGACGTACGCCTACGACTCCGACCGTATCGTGATGCTGGGACTAGCACTTAACGGCGCCGCCGCCCCAACATCCTCCCGTGCAGGTTTCTCTCGCGGTTTAATCTTCTAAACAGGACAGCACATGGCATACTATGGGGATTACCTCAAGGGAACAACGGTGTACATTCCGTTCAACTCCAACGGGGGAGATGGTGCGTCGATCACACTCGCGACAAACGGTACGCCGAAGGCGTATGTTAATGGTGGGACGACGGAGATTACAACTGGAGTATCGCTCGTGGAAGATCATGATGCGATCACGGGTAGGCACTTCATTTCAGTTGATACGTCGGGGAGGGGGTTCACGGCTGGTTCAGATGTGGACGTGGCTATCGACGCGAATACTGTGGATGGTAAGACGGTAAATGCGTGGGTTGGGAAGTTCTCCATCCTGCGTGCGAAGTACGAGACTCCAGTTGTGGGCCTGGCGGTTGCTGCGACTTCCACAACCGTCACACTTCCCGCTACCGCCGTAGCAACGAACGATTACTACAACGGATCGGTTATCACGATTGCCTATGGTACAGGTGCCGGACAGTCGCGGGTGATTACTGATTACGCATCCACAAAGGTTGCGACGGTTGAAGGTTGGACCACCACACCGGATACTACGAGTGTCGTGATGGTGACTGCGGTTGCACCGGCTGCTGCGGCGGATTTGGATGCTATCTCTAACGCGGTGAATGAAGGCGCGTGGGATGTGTTCAAGACTGTCAAGCGTACTGGAACGAACGGAAACACTGGACTGAGTGCAACGCTTCCCACGACTGGTGCGGTTACTACGACGCTCGATACGGACGTGGCAGCACTTCCGATCATCGAAGTTGACACTGCGAGCTAACCATGTTGCTACTACTTTGGTTTGCGCTGTTCGGCGCGGGTGGAGAGGAAAGCGGTGGACCTACAGTTCCTCCTGGCTCCGGTAACTTGTACTGGAAGATCTACCGTAAACGTCGGGGATAGGGGTACAAAAATGGATAAGGATATAGACCTCCCAGGACAATCTAAAGCCATCGTGGAGCTCCCAGCGGATCTTCGGGAGGATATGCGGCAGCGTGGACTGGGAGATCTGTATTACTTCGACAAGGCGGTGCTAGGGTATTCGGATATGACTGTCGGCGCGCATGGACATCTGTGTACGTTCGTGCAGATGAATCCCAAGCGGTTCAAGCGGATGCTCATGCCGCGAGATCATCTCAAGACATCTGTGATTACTATTGGTGGTAATCTGCAGATGGCGGTGAAGAATCCGAATCACCGGATCTTGATTGGTAACGAGTCCGCGACAAACAGTGAGCGTATGCTCCGTGGTATCAGGCAGCACTGTGAGTCTAACCGGATGTTTCGAGCACTGTATGGGCATGTGATTCCTAAGGACACTCGGAAGGTCCGGTGGAATGACAGTGAGTTAGACTTCGTACGGCAGGACATCTTCCCCGAGCCGACGTTCGATACTATCGGTATGACGGGTAGTGTTACATCACGACACTACAGCCACATGTGCTTCGACGATCCGATTTCGGAAGAAGCTGTGAAGTCGGAGAAGGTGATGTACGATGTTATCAACCGTATGAAGGCGATCACATCGCTGCTCACCGATGCGACGAAGGATACTGTTTGGCTGGTTGGGACCAGGTGGGCACTGTTCGATGTGTACAGTTGGTTCGACTCGAGCTTCCCACCTGAGTGGTTGGGGAAGTTCAGCCGGAGTGTTATCACTCCCACGGGTGATCCGATCTGGTTGGAGCGCTTCCCACTTGACCTGATCGCGCTGAAGCGCAAGATCATGGGGGAGTATAAGTTCTCCTGCCTCATGATGAACAACCCTCGCAATGCCGAGAAGCAGATCCTCCCAGTGGATCAGATTCGGTACTGGGAGTTCGGTGATGCGAAGCAGGAACAGATCGTGTTGTATGATCTCGAGAATCTGCCAGTGCAGATCATCGCAACGCATAAGTTAGACATCACGATCTGTGTTGATCCTGCGCCGGCGGAGAAGATCACGAGTGACTTCAACGCGATCACTGTACTCGGTATGACGCCGGAAGGTCAGGCGATTGTGCTGGAGGCAATCCTTACCCGATGCGATCCGCTCGCACTGATCGACTTGTTGTTTGATCTGCAGAAGCGCTGGAGACCTCGAGTGGTTGGTATCGAGTCTGTGGCGTATCAGAAGATGCTTAAGTACTTCGTGAAGAATGAGAGTACTAAGCGTAACGAGTACATCAACGTGGTGGATCTCAAAGGATCCACGGTTGGAAAGTCGAAGGACTATCGGATTAAGGGACTCCAACCCATGATTGCAACTGGGCGGTTGTTCTTGCATAAGACGCAACAGTCGCTAATCCAGCAACTGTCCGAGTACCCGCTGGGCGAGCATGACGATGGGCCGGACTCGCTCTCCATGCACGCGGAGATTGCGACTTGGTGGTACTCGAATGAGCGCGTGGAGCAGTTGAAGGCAGCGGAAAGGGCGATGGCGAAGGAGATGACTAAGCAGACGAAGTACCTGTCATCCCCATTCGCTAAGACTCGTGATGAGGAAGATGAGCAAGAAGATCTCTGGTTCGGTAACTCATTTCACAACGTGGAAGAGGTAACTCTCGATGGGTAAGCAGTGGACGGAGCACTTCAACGAAGTTGAGTTCACGGTATCACGCTCGCATCCGGACCTAGTTGTTCGGATTCCATCGAAGTACCAAGACTCCATGAAGCGCGTGGCGGTGGAACTGTTCGAGCCGATCCGATCTGAACTCGGACGGACAATCAAGATTCTCAGCGGTTACCGTTCGCCAGAGCTCAATGCCGCCGTAGGCGGTAGTCGCACTTCCCAGCATGTACTCGGCCAGTGCGCGGATGGGACAGCGGTTGAGCTTCGTGAGGTGATCTACCTCATCATCGACATGGTGCAGGATGGGAAGCTTGATACAGCGGGACAGATTATCTACTACCCCGATCAAGCGTTCTTCCATATCGCCCTAGCGAGTCGGCGTTATCCGAAGCCTACGCTCTGTATTAAGTGGCCGGCGCAGGACTACAACTACACCCCGTGTCTCATGACGCGAGAAGCATTTGACGAGATGGTGCCTCCTCACCTCGATCCGAACTACGACCTATGACCATCCCGTTTGATATGCAGGACATGAATCCTGCGCCGCCCTTCATGGAGGAATCCATTGAGGACATGGGGCGGGTAGCTGCGGCAAAGCAGGAGGAGTTCAAGAATCCGAAGGCGATCATGCGGATGTCTACGGATACACGGAAGGAACTCAGTGTGTGGCTCAGCGATCAGCTCACCCAGCTCACCGATGAATACGAGGGTAAGCGTGAGGAGTGGGCTCGCTACGAGCACGCATACAAGGCGTATCCGGAAGTCGCGAAGTCGATTCCCTTCATTGGGGCTAGCACGGATAACATCCCGCTGATCGCGAGTATGGTTGATCCAGTACACGCGCGACTTGAGACTGGCATCTTCCGTCAGTCACCTCCCTTCACCATGACTGCTCTCCGCAAGTCCATGATGAAGTACGAGAAGCCCTTGCAGAAGTTTGTCAACTTCTACATGAAGAACATCATCGACGCGAGGAAGGTAGCGAGTCCTAGGTTGCTGGAACTTGCAAAGCTGGGCACCGCAGTGTTCTACATTGATTACCGTATTGACAAGAAACCCCGCATGTCTTATATTGGAGGTAAGGCGGAAACCGAAATGGTGACGAACTTCCAAGGCCCTGTGCTAGAGGGAGTTGATCTAGGGGACTTCTTGTTCCCTGCATTGTACCAAGATGTGCAAGCTTGTCCGTTGGTAGCACGTCGCATCCGTACGACTATTCCGCATCTGAATAGCATGGCCCGTAGCGGGTGGCTGGTGAATGTGGATAAGGTCACTGGCTTCGGTGGGCGTGAGCGTACTACAGTTGAGGAAGCACTTGAGGACACCCAGGGTCTCGCGTCGATTCAATCTAACGAATCTGTGGAGATCGTGATCTATGAGGTGTTCTTCCGGTACGATGTAGGAGATGGGGTGGAGCAGATGATGCGTGCAGTGGTTCACATGCAAACCTCAGATGGCCATGAGGGATCACCGCTGACAATTCTACAGCTCCGCCCTAATGATGCCTGGCACGGGAAGTACCCGTTTGTGTTGATGAACTACACCATCAACAACAATAGTTTGCTAGGCACGGGGTTGTGTGAGATGGTGTATCCCTTCCAAGAGTCCGTGAAGCGGTATCACCAACTCGCACAGGATAACGCCTTCATCGCGAACGCGAAGATGTTTATCGCTAAGCGTGGGATTCCTGGACTGGAAGGCGATATTAAGGTGTATGCAGGGCGGACGATCTACACTGATAATCCAGGTGCTGATCTGATCCCGCTCAGTATGGGTGACATCTACCCAAGTACGCTTACCGAGAGGCAGAATCTCCTCGGGCTCGCGGAGAAGCGTACAGGCGTTTCCGACTACATGGTTGGTCGTGAGTCACCGATTGTAGGAAGCCGAGCCACTGCGACTAGTACCCTCGCGCTGATTCAGGAAGGCACCAAGCGCGTTGAGCAAGTAATGGAAAACATCCGAGTGGGCTGGAACGAAATCCACGAGATGTTCTTTCACCTATGGGCTCAACACGGAACATGGGATCTGAACGAGATTCAGTTTGGGGATGAGGAAGATGTGCGACTAGTGGAGGAATTCTTCACTACCGTCGCCCCGAAGGCTCGCCTCACAGGTGCGTTCTCGATTAACATCGGCGTGACTGACGCCACCACGAACAAGCAAGTGCAGCAACAGATGCAACTTGCCCTCATCAACGTGATTCAGGGCTACTTGAAGCAGTTGCTTGAGATGGGTCAGCTTGTAATCCAGACCCAGGGAATCCCACAGTTCGTCGGACTCGTAAAGGAGGTGATCGAATCTTCCACCGCGATGTATCGTGATCTGCTGAGCAAGTACGACATCCCTAATTCAGAGGAATACCTTCCAGATGTACTCGACCTCCTCGCATCCGTGGGTGCCCCAGGGGCTGAGCAAGGGGGAACTGGAGGAACTCCACCAGGAGTTAAGCCAGATACTGGACTCTCCGGCATGGACGATCTTCTTGCGATGGTTAGAGGATCAACTGGCCAACCACCACAGGGTGTTGCTTGATTCTGGTACCGCAATCGAGCAAATTCGCATCGCGCAAGGCGCATATAACGCGATAAAGCTGGTGCAAAGCGCACCAAGGACCATGCAGACAACACTTCTCGCACTGAGAGCTAACACAGATGAATGACAGGCACCCGTTCGATGATGGCGTACTGCTTGAAGATCTGGATAAGGAGTTCCCAGATGAAACAACAGTCGTCAAGCCGGCTAGTATGGACCCTTCCACCATGCGTTTGGAAGGCGATAACATCCCAGAGGACCTCCGTGGCAAGTCGGTAGAGTCACTTCTCACCGATCGCGCTCGGATGGAATCCCTCATGAAGGAACTTGGGAGCAATCTTAACCGTCCTGCTCCCGCGCCAGTTGCCCCGATCGAGCCCGATCCTGTGTATGATCGGAATGCTATCAAGGAACTGCTCGAGAACGGCAACGTGATGGAAGCAATGGAAGCGATGATGGGCTTCGCGTACAAGCGAGTGTCCAAAGACTTCGAGACTCGCATCGCTCCGCTGGTTAGCACGACGACAAGTGTAGCGGAAAGCTCGATGCGGGCAAAGTATCCGGCTGAGTTTGAGTTGTTCGGTCCGCAGATTGCTGAACTCGCACGAAACGCGGGACAGGCTATGAGTAACCCCGAAGCGTGGGACAACCTGATCGCGTTTGTGAGAGGTCGGGGGGATAACTTCGACAAGCTGGTGGAACATAAGGCACGGAAGCGCAGCACTCCGAGTGAGATTCCACCGAGTATCTCCAGCGGTGCACTTCGTGGATCCTCGGTGAGCAACCGTGAAGGTGTGAAGGCGACAAAGGAAGAGTTGGCTAACGATCCCGCAGTCCAGAAGATGCTTCGCGCTTCTGGTATGTCTATCGACGAATACTACAGGTGGTTCTAACATGGGAAAGTACGCAGACAGTCTGATTCCTGGCAGCACGGAATCAATCGACATCAGTGAGCCTACCGCGAATGACCGTGCGGCTAGCTCGAACACCGTGGAACCTGCCACGCATGTGAATCGTAGCGCTGAAAAGCGTGGATACACTGTGCAACAGCAGCGTGCGCTTGATCGACTCGAAGGGAAACTTGAGGGTGGTGCGATTTCGCTCACCCCCAAGGAGCGTTTGCTCGATGCGGAAGAAGCTAAGAAGCTGAATCCCGATTCTCACGTTCGGTGGCTCTCCCTCCGGAACACTGAGAAGTTGGACAGCCGTAAAGAGGAAGGGTATGTCAAGCTAGCTGAGGAAGACGGTGGACGCCAGCTAGGCGACAGCATGGCCCTCTTCGCAATTCCACGACAGCTTCGCGATGCACGCGTGAAGCGTCAGGAAGAAAGCACTCGTGCCAGAATGGGATCGGTGAAGGAACTGTACGGGGAAGTTGGTGCACGCCTCGCACATGAACTGAAGCGCTCTCACGGTTTGTCGGACTCGGAAGTCCGGCGTCTAATCATCAACGAGTGAGGCAGAGATGGCAACGAGCTTCCCTATCACCTTTTCGGTAGGTGATAACCACCCGTTCGTGCGGAACTATCCGGTGTACTCCGGAGAGACGTTCAGCGCGGGTGATCTGGTGTACTACGATACGTCGGGTGTGCGGCTGTGTGGCGCTGACCCTTCGTTGATCCTCGGAATCGCGATGACTGGTAGCGCGGACGCTTCGGCGTTGCTTCCCAGTGCGCAGATTCCCGTGGCGATTCTCACTCCGGACATTGTTTGCATCATGTCCAGCGCGACGACGCCTGCACTGGCTAATCTCTTCACCGCATACGGCTTGGTTCGCACCAGTGCCGGACTGTGGCGGATTGACACGAGCGATACCTCCAACACGCGAATCAGTGTTGTCGATTACTCTCCGCACACTGGTGTGTTCGGACAGGAAGCCTGGATGGTTAAGTTCACGGCTGCTAACCTTCAGGGCGACGCTGTCGCTAGCTAAGGAGAATAGATCATGACGATGTTCCGTGGTGGGTTTGCGAAGACGATTTCCCCACTCTATCGCAAGGTGCTGTTCAACACCTTCAAAGAGCGGGCGTTGGAAGGCAACATGCTGGTCAACATGAACACGGCACCTAACCGTGCGTATGTTGATGACTTCCAGGTTGCTGGTTTCGGTACCCTGACCGAGAAGGCTGAAGGTGGCCCGTTCGCAATTCAGGATGCCAAGGAAGGCGGGACGAAGCGTTACAACTGGACCACGTATGGTCTGGGCTTCCGCGTGACGGAAGAGATGTGGGAAGACGATCTGTACTCGCTGTTCGGAAGCAAGATGACCGCTGCACTGGGTCGCTCGGTTCGGAACAACTTTGAGCTCGTCGCTCACAGCCCGTTCAACAACGCCTTCAACACGTCGTACAGTGGCTTCGTGTCGGGTGAGTCGCTTTGCGGCACTCACACCACGATCCGAGGCGGTACCCTCACCAACACGCCGACGACGCAGGCAGACTTCGATCTGCTTACGCTCCAGGCTGCGTTGGAGCACTTCCACTCGCTCACTGATGAGAGCGGCCTCCCTGTGGTGTACATCCCCAAGAAGGTCATCCACTCCATCGGTGATTACTGGACGGTGAATCAGATCCTCAAGACTGATAAGCTGCCTGGTACGAACCAGAACGACATCAACCAGTTGGCGAAGGAAGGCCTCACGCCGCACCTCTCGCACTACCTGGACGATCCTGATGCGTGGTTCGTGCAGTGCGACATGCACGATGTGAACTACTACGATCGAGTCAAGCCGACTTTCCGTAGTGGTGATGACTTGAACACGGGTGATGCTGTGTTCATGGTTCGTCGTCGTAACGGAGCGGGTTATGGCGAGTGGCGTGGCGTGTACGGCTCGAGCGGAGCGTAACCATGCCCCTTCCTACGAGCGCGCTTGGGGGCCGTATTCAGGCCCCCTTGCGTGTGAGTGGTATCAAGGCACAGACTCGTTTGCTGAGCCCCACGCCTGTTGCTACTCTCACGCTATCGGATACGTTTACAGATGTCGCGGCAGGCAGCACGACGGCGATGTTGAGCACCGGAGTGGCTGGTCCTAACACGACGACTAGTACGGTACTCGCTGCTTCATTCGACGGAGCGATTGGCGTTACTGGTGTTATCCCAGTGGGTCGGAACGTGGTGGTTACTGTGACGCACGGTAGTTCCGTGGTTGCGGTAAGCGGTACGATCACTGGGACGGATAAGTACGGTCGGGTGATTACGGAAGCATGGAGTGTCACCGCGACTGGTACGACGAAGACTTTCACTGGTGCAAAGGCGTTCAAGTCTGTCGTGAGCATTTCGATCACTGCAGCGGCGGATGCTAGTGCGAACACGGTGAAGCTGGGTACCGGCAACTTGCTGGGTCTCAGCTACCCTGCTGCGGCTCCGAAGATCATTGCGGAGACTCAGGACGGTGCGGCTCCGACTGCTGGTGCGCTTGTTGCGGCATCCAGCTCGGCAAGTGCAGATCGTCGTGGAACCTACGCACCAAACGCAACTCCAGATGGATCGAAGGATTTCGTGGTATGGTACCTTGTGGATGACGCCACAGGGATTTAACCACCACAGGCGTACAAAAAAGGACACCTGACATGGGACGTCGTCTTGCTATGGTCGCTGCGGAAGGTAACTATACCTCTCCGTGGATTCTCGCGATGGGGCGGGAACTTGAAGTACACGTAACGGGAAGCGGTACGATTGTCATGGAGCTGGAGAGTCGAGATGGCACCGTGAGATTGCAGTCACTACTAGACGGCTCTAGTAAGCTGGATGACATGAAGGCTGTTAAACGCTATCGTGTGCTCAAGACGGCCGTAGCAAGCGACACCCCAACTACTGTGGAGGTTATCTACTGATGGCAAGATCACTGGTGGTACTCGGGACGCTAACAGTGGCCAGTTCGGGCACGACTAGCGGGTGGTTGAATAGTAAGCTCGGATTCGGTCGTGCTACGGACATCGTGATCTACGGACCGGCTGCGGCGACTGGTACGTTCGGGGTGGAGGTTAGTTGGCTCGATGCGCCTGGTGCATCGGACTACGGGGCACTCAAGATTGACGGTACTCAGGTCACCGTTGGTGCGTTGGATGCTGCGGTGTGTCCGAGTTCTTCATTCAAGTCGCTTCGTGTTAAGAGTTCCGCGAGCGAAGGTGCTGAACGGACGCTTATCGTCATGGGACAACTGGAGGTGTAGCATGGATAAAAAGATCCTATCAACACTTACAGGAGGTACTCTTGGCGCAGCTGGTATTGTCGGATTGGCTCTAAATGCCGGATTCACGACTAACCAGCTGTTTGTTATTTTCATCGTAGCACTTGTGCTTACAGCTTTCGGTGCGCCGTTGGGAGAGTTGTTCAAGGATAAAGCTAAGTCGGAATCCCCTACTGACGAGAAGTAGTCATGGCAACAACTACGCTTGATCTTAAGACAAGGCTTAGGGCTAGAATTGGTAGTCCTAGCCTTGTTGCGTTACCGGATGCGAGTGCCATCGCATATGTGAATAGGGGATACCAACACACGTTGGATCACTTTATTCACCCAGTTACTCGCGCTGAGTACACGCTTAATACCGTTAGTGGAACTGCCACGTATACGGTTCCTCGGGCGTATCGGGCACTCATGCGCTTGTGGAATAAAGACTACGGAACGAAGATTGCCAAGGTTACTCACACGCGGTTGTTTGAGTTCCGAGATGGTGACAACCGCACAGCGACTGGGAAGCCCAAGTGGTACTACAAGAATGGAACTGAGCTTCGTCTTATGCCCACCCCAGACGCGGCATACGAGTTGATTGCGCTGTGTAAGGTTAAGCTAGATGATCTTACGCTTGACGCAGATGAAATCCAGATCGACGACTGGGATGACATCATCCTGTCCCGTGCAGTGTATGCGTACTATCTGGACATCGGAGATGAACCGAAGGCTAAGTGGAGCCTCGCGGTTTGGCAGGAATCAGTTGGAAGCAAGCCTTCACAACTGGAAGAAGAACAAGTGGACCAGGAGATTCCGAATAGTGCGGTTGATTACTACCGGAGTCCATCGGGTAACTATCGCCGGCGCATGACTACTGATCCCTGGGGGGCTTGATGGCATACACTAGAGTTTGGAGTGAAACTCGCCCACTCGGGACACAGCGAGTTAAAGAGTTGGATGATGAGATTCGGTATCTGCGGGTGGACATCAGCGAGCGTCTTGTTACGCTCCTCGGTGTCACGATGTCGGCAGATCCACTTCTCGTCACGAAGGTTGGTGCGGCTGTAACGTTCAATGGGACTGGGTATCAGGCTAACCAGCCGATGACAGATCTGGGGAACATCAGTGGGACAGTTGCACTAGACTTCGATGTCCGTGGTAACTACATCAAGTGCGTGTTGACAGGTAACACTACGTTCACTGTTAGCAACATGCGAGTTGGCACCACGTATGTACTGTACATCGTACAAGATGCTACCGGTGGTCGGACTGTTACATGGCCAGCTGGACTTCGTCCGCCTGGAGGCACAGCACCTACCCTCAACACAACGGCCAATCGTGCAAATCTTCTCACGATTACTCCATACACTACAAGCATTGCTGCGTTGGTTCTTGCGGGGACTAACATCAATGTTTCCTAAGCCCATCGGGAACAACCGTAGCGCGCCAGGTACTTATAATGGCGGGAGCTACGGTACGTCGTATGAGAGCTACACTGGTACGACTGTTGTAAACTCTACGCTTGCAATCAACAACCAGGATGCTAGCGATGTGGAGGAGTTTGAGTACTGGAACGGATCAGCGTGGGTAAGTATCGCATCGTTCGGTGCTTACATCGCGTTGGGGTACTTCGTGGGGACAAAGATTCGTTCTCGTATCGTGAATGCGTACTTCGGTAGCGCCACTGCATATGTGGAAGGTACTACAAGTGGTCATGAGGATACCGGTGGTTCTGGTTCGATCTCACTTGTCGCCCCAACTGTGCCGTTCAAGCCTGCATACATCAGCCCAGGCTTCGTGCGGGTGGAGTATACTGTCGACACCACCATGACAAGTGCGCGTAACTTGTATGGTGCGACTGTCTTCGTCAACGCATCGTATGTAGGTGTGGATGCTCTCCAGCACCAGGTCAACGTTACGTTGCCTTGGCCGGCTAGCACTGCTACCCAGCTGGTTGACATCGCCACGCCAGATGCTGCTGATCCTGCTACTACCGCTAATCCGATCTGGTTCTCTCAGGTTGTCCAGACTGCCTCGTGGGTGGATAGTGGACCCACTGCAAGTGTTACCACCACGACTCCGTGAGGTAATCCATGCCTGAGAATCGTGTCAAGAGGTATCCGAATCAGGGTAGTATTAACGTTCTCAGCACGGATACCTCGCAGACAATCGGTGTTACTCCTACGGATGTGGAGTACTTTCCCATCCGTGGGATGGTACGCGATAAGCCTTCTACGCAGCTAGTCCCAGGCGAAGCGTGGACGGTGAAGAATATGTACTGGCGAGATGGCCAATACAAGACTCGGCCTGGAGTTAGCGCGATTGGTGGGGTGCTCACTAATCCGGTGTGTGGAGTTATCATCTTCACGAGTAGCTCCACGGGTGACCAGTTCGTTGTAGCACAGCCAGCGGGATTCTCGTACTACGACGGATCAGCGTGGACTGCGCTAACCGGAACCGCACTAACCGCGACAGTTGATACACTATACTCATTCACACAGTGGGGAAGTTCTCTCATCTATGCGAATGGTGTAGATGCCATCGGCGCGGTGGATATGACTGGTCTATCATTTGCGGTACTCACAGGCGCACCAGTTGCACGGACGGTATTTAACTTCGGTCGTCGTATTATCGGCTGTGATGTCGGAAGTAATCCCGAGCGTGTGCAGTGGTGTGTGAGTGGTAACAACGCGGACTGGAGTGGACTAGGCTCTGGGTATGAAGATCTCCGTGCTGCTCCAGGTGGTGTGGTAGATGATGCACTCATCGGAATCCCTATTACAGACGATAGTGCACTGTTGATTAAGCGCCGTAGTATCTGGATCATGACGAGGACGGGATTCTTTGATACTCCGTTCGCGTTCAGCAGGCGATATCAGACTCTCGGTACTGAGTCTCCGAACACGTTCAAGTTGACTCCCATTGGAGTTATTGGGTTGTTTCTTGACAACGTGTACGTGTTCACAGATGCTGAACCCCCTCGTGCGATTGGTACCGCAGTACGTAACGAGATCCTCCGTGGGGCTAATCTCAGCAACGCGGTGGGTATCTACGATCGGTTCTTGAATGAGTACCGCTTGTTCGTACCGAAAGCTACCCGTGATGGGACTAGCGCGGTGTGGCGTTACTCGATCAGCGATGCCAGATGGACCTTCGATGAGTTCCCCTTCGACGTCGTGGACTTAACCGCGGAGTACTACACCATTGATCCGACTATCGACGGAACAGAAGATGTGGTGGATTCACTTGATATTCCCGTGGATGCTATGGAAGGCGTCGGGAACACATCGGGGCTACTCATTGCTCAGTACGGGTCGACTGGTAAGGTCGTGGGACAACTGCTCGACGGTAATACAGATGACATCACCCAAGGTTCCGTCACGCAGAGTGCGGCGATCGAGACGGATATTACGCTCGGGGAAATTACGCCAGGAACATCGCTTCGCAGAGCGAACATCATCGAAGCGCAGATTGAGCATTTCAACTCTGCAGAGGTTACTCTCGATGTGAACTATAGCGAAGACTTCGGGACGAATTGGAGTGTGTACGATCAGTGGTTGACTGGTCCAGATGGTGTACCGACGATCTCGAGGTTCACGAAGTATGTGGAAGCCAAGAGACTTCTCATCCAGATTACTAGCGCAGATGCCGCTGGACTCGCGTTGAATAGTATCGTACTCCGCCTCAACGTCGGATCGAAGCATGCTCATTGATCGCTATATATCCGATGTTAAGCTCATGATCGACCAGCTGGTTCGTGCCCTCACGAATCGGCTAACCGTGGAAGATAACATGCAGGCGAAGCAGGTCACCGTGACCTCTCACGCTACGCCTGGAACTGCCTTCACTGTAACACACTCTTTAGGCAAGGTGCCGACGATATGGATAGCTATGCCACAAGCCAGCGCGATAGTGTACGAACACAGTCGCTCGACCTGGACGGACTCGACCATGCAGTTAAAGTGCAGCGTGTCATCGGTAACAATCGTCTTGACAGTCCTGTAGCTATGGATGGGGATGTTATCATCTACAAGATGGTAGCATCGAAGGAGAAGCTGGAGTACATGTGGAGACAGTCCGTCAAGCACAAGTCGTTGTTCTGGCATAGCAAGATGGGCTCGCAGGAGATGTTCGCTGATGCGATGTTGAATCCCAGTTGGGTGTTTTTCGAGGTGTACAAATTTGGATACCTCTGTGGGTTCGTGTACTTCACGGATGTAAAGGAGCTTGAGTACGTCCAGATGCACGCGATCTTTTTCGACCGTGCGCTGACGGATAAGCTGATTGTCGGAAAGCTCCTGATTCACTGGATGTTCGACCATTATCCGATCGAGAGGATCGAGGCCGCTATTGCAGAACCCTTCCATGCTACTCACCGGTTTGTGCAGAAGCTTGGAATGAAGTACGAGGGTATCCGAAGGAAGGGCATTCTGCTTTACGACGCGTGGACGGATCAGAAGATCTTCAGTGTAATCAGAGAGGAGGTATAACATGGGTGCAGGCGGTATGAAGGGCCAAGAGGGGACAATTAACACTATGCCCGAGGATGTTACTGGCCTTCGCGGGGATGTGATTAGTTGGCTCCAGCAGGCTAGTGGTGGTAACCCAGGTGCGGCAGCCGAAGCATCGTTTGAGAAGATGTTTGCTAAGGAACGCTTGGATTACCTCGCACAGCTCCAGAAGAATGGCGTCACTGGGCCGGCGTTACTACAAGCCGGTGCACAGTTTGACTCAAATAAAGCCACACGGAAGGAAGCTTATGTTAAGCAGAATCCAGGTGGTAGCTTCGGAGCTATCAATGCACAAGCTGCTCCGATGTACAATCCCGCAGCATCCGGTGGTTCGACTATCGGGAATCTTCCTCAGGCACCCAAGACTAACCTGGGTCCTGCTTCGCTTAGCTCGTTTGATCCGATTAGTGCTGGTGCCGCTGCGAAGGGCGATCCGGTGTCTATGGGAAAGACTAGCGGACTGCAGCGAGATAAGAACTTCGATGGCATCATCGACATGATTGTAGGGCGTAGCAAGGGTGGCAACATGGCTGGACAGGCCACCGCTGGACAAGCAGCTAGCACCGTGGGTATGGTTCAGTCAATGGACCAACTCGGGAATAGCTTCTTTAAAGAGAATGTCATGACGCCCTATCGTGACATGTTTGCGCAGACACGGAAGGAAGGACTTGCCGCTGCGAATGAGGCTAGCGGAAATCTTACGGGAAGCGGCTTTGCGAATAACCTCGGCACGACTGTGAACAGGAGCATCGGTGAAGAGAATGCTGCACTCAGTGGAATCCTTACCCAGCTCGGACAGTTCGAAGTCGGGCGGCAACAGCAAGTTGCGGAGCGTGAGCAAGGCCGACTGCTTGGAAACGCGGGTTTCACGACTCAAGCTGAGATTGCTAACGCTGGCAATCGGACTACTGCAAATCTGGCCGGTACTCAGAATCTTGCTCAACTTGCTGCTTTGTTTAGCGGCGAGAGCATGGATGCGGCTAAGCGGGCGGACGGTATGTCTATGTTCAATGCGGGAGAGTCGAACAAAGCGCTGATGGACTTCCTGGGACGTAGCGATACGATGTCCCAGTTCAATACGAATCAAGTCAACACAAGCAAGACTCAGCAGTCCATACGCAATGCGGAGCTTGCAACCCAGCAGGCGATTGAGCAGGGCCGTATCACGAGTGCAGAGGCTACGAACTATTACAACCAGCAGCTGCAACTCAACACGAAGCAGGCTGAGCTCGATCAGAACAACAACCAGTTCAACGCTGGTGAGACGAACAAAGCTGGGATGTTCAACACGCAGAATCAGACTAACGTCAACCAGCAGAACGCACAGAATTTCTTGCAGCTTCTGCTTGGCATGAGCACGACTGGCGTTGGACCGAATCAGCCTTCGTACAAGCCTGGCGGCTGGGATGCAATCTCGCAGATTCTCCCGTTCATCGGAACGGTAGTGGGTTCATACTACGGCGCGAAGAAGAACTAAGGAGAACTCATGGCTGATATCGTACAGTTGAACAACCCGCTGGTCAACATCATGAAGGCGCTGGGGCAAGGTGGGACGAACTTCCTCGGTGCTAAGACTGGGATGGAAGATCGTCGCCGTGCTCAGGAACAAGAGGACCTCAAGACCTTCATCGCACTCATGCCGTATCTGAACGGTGGTGGTGCGGGAAGTGTCGGTCCGAATGGGGAGTTGTTCCCTGCTGCACCTATGCAAGCACCGAAGAACATCCAGAACATCGTGAGTAAGATGACTGGTATGGAGAATCCGATCTTCGGTCCCAGTGCTGCAATGCGGAAGGATAACGCAGGCGCCTACGTCGCGGAGGCGACTAGTGGAAACACGGTTAAGCAGTCGGGACAGGCAGTTGCTCTTGGCGACAAGGCGATTACCTCTGCTGAGATCCAGAACCAGGCTGGACAGTATGGGGTGGATACGACACCCATTAAAGATAAACAGGTTTACATCAAGAATGAAGCCCCCAACTACGTGGCGAATGCGATTACTCCCGAACTCCCCGCCACAGACAAGAACCGACAGAAGTTGATCCAACAGGCGTATAAGGCGTTCAACATGGGAGCACCTGATACACTGTATAAGAAGTCTGTCCGACCGGATGACTTCGCGGGAGCAGTGGATGCTGCAATCATGGCGGAGAAGAATCTCGCTATGGAACGTGCGCGGGTTAGCGCGTACGCACGACAGGTATCTGCGAGTGGTACTCCGGACTATCTGAAGGCGGCGAGTGAGATGCGCATGACGCTCAACAATCGGTTGCAGGACATGAAGTCCGATAAGAACCTCATGAACATCGTGACGTTGCAGGAGTCTGGTCAGGTCACAGATGAGAACGCGCTACCGCCTGAGATTCTCAGCAAGTATCGCGTGTACAAGGGATTGCTCCAGCAGAGCGATGCCCTCATGCGGGTGCAGAGTGACATCATGAGCAACGGGGGTGTGCCGAGTAAGGAAGGCATGAAGCTTCTCAGTGCTGCACTCAGCGCTACTGGTGCCGATGCGAGTACGGATAGCGGTATTGGTGCAAGTGGTGGTAGCGGTATGGATGCTGCAGTTAGCCAGTTCACTGACGCCATCCGCTCGTTGCCCGAAGTCGCACGTATGGCGAAGCTCAAGGCTGCAAAGGCAGAAGGCTTGCTGACAGATGAACAAATCCGTGCGATCAATAAGGCACTCTCGGGAGGTAAGAAGTAATGCCAACCCAACAGGATGATCCCCTGGAAATTCTGCGGAAGAACAAGCAGCGTCAGGCACGGTTGCTGGCGCTGGCATCTTCCGACGATGATGAAGGCTACGATAAGGCTCTTCAGGAAAGCGCAACGGGGCGAGATTACCGTCGTGAGTCCTACCGTGCGAGGCAGCTCAAGACCACCGAGGAAGGACTAGCAGATCCGAACATTACGCCTAGCGCACGGCGTAGTCTCACGATTCTGAAAGACTACATCACCTCTCCAGACTTTGGTAAACTCCCCGCTAACCACGGGGAGGACATCAAGGTTGTGAATGAAGATGGGATGGTAGTGAGCGGTGGATCGGATAGGGCGAGATCGCTAGTTACAGGCTTCGCAGATGCGATTCCACAGCTAGTCGATTTGCCCCTTGCGATTGCGCAGAAGCTCGGTGTGCATACGGTAGTTGATAAGATGCGCGCTGGGTTGACGGAAGGCCGAGCGATGGTACGGGAGAGCATTGACGCACGGACTCCAGGGCTGGAAGGTACAGCACTGGAGTTCCTCGGTGCGCTCAGTAATCCCGCTGCACTCAAGGGTTACAACAAGAGCACCGAAGCATCTGGCAAAGTGATGTCTGGTGCAGCGAAGGCAGTGGGACTGGAGAAGCTTGGTCAGGGAATTACCTCCGGACTGACTAGCGCTAATCCCTTCGCACGTGCTGCCACGAACGTAGCTACGGGACTTCCGCTTAACATTGCACAGCAGGCACAACTGCCAGATGGTGCAAGTGGAAGCGATCAGGCTAAGCAGTTACTCTTTGGTGTGACTGCGGACGCGCTAGGTGGTGCTGCGTTTGGTGGGCGTCGAGCGTCGGACCCCGTGCGAGTGATTGATCCTAACATCCCCAAGCCTGATCTGGAAGCTGGTGGGGTAGTCGAGGTTACCCCTGATAAGCAAGCTATCCTTGATGCTATGGCGCTCAAGGCGAAGCAAGCCGCTGCGCGTAAAGCAATCGACGAGGAGGCAAAGGCGTATGACTCCGCATCCCGTACACAAGCCGCAGCGGAATGGCAAGCTGCGAATATGGGAGAGAAGTGGCGCGATGTTCCGAAGGATGATCGAATCAAGATTGTCACCGACTGGCAGAAGGAACACACGATTGACTGGTGGCGCGAGAAGGTTGGCAAACCTGCACCGGTGGTTGAGAATCTTGCAGAGGGTGGCGTACTTCCGACCACTGCGCCGGTTGATCCTCCACCTGCACCTGTGGCTGCACAGGAAGGGGTGGCGATAGTACCACAGGAACCAGAGGTTGTAGTTCCAGTTAAGTCCGAACTCGAGTTGATGCAGGAGAAGTTCGCTGCAACGAAAGCGGCTACTGCAATCGCGCGTGGGGAAGTACAGGCGCCAAGTGTAGAGTCACTCCGCACACCCGAGATGCGAGCACAGGAAGTCGCATTGGGTGATGTGAGTGCTATCCCTGACATCATGGAAGTCGTAGATGCGCGAGTAGCGATTTATAAAATATTCGATACTCCGTATGCAAAGAAGACTCCAGAGATGCTGGCATCGGCTAAAGAGAATCTAGCGATGCTAGAGATGTCACATAAGGTAGCACAGGACTATCCGGAGTTGGTATCGGGTAACTTCATCGCTGAGGCTAGAGACTCACTCAGTGAAGCTAAGAAGTGGGTAGATGTAATTGAGGAAGCTGTCAACATGCGGGTGACAGCAGCAGCAAAGACAGCTGAGACTAACGCGTACTATGAAACACGGCGAGTACAGCTAGCGGATGAGTTAGCTGCTGCCAGCCGACCGAAAGTCGAAGCTCCTGTACCAACGAAGCTCCCCAAGGAACTCGAGAAAGCATCACCGAACTATAGCTATGGCGAGAAGCGATTCACGCTCAAGTTCGATAGTGATGTGGATAAAGCTGCGTACATCACTGCACAGGCTACCAAGTCCAAGCGCGATAAGGACTTCCTAGAGTTTGCGATGAACGCAACTGGGATGGATGAAGCAGCTGTCCGTGCGTATGGTGCGCAGGTTAAGGCACGCATCAAGAACATGGCGAAGGATGGTACAGCGGGTGTAATGCAGGTGGACGCCGGTACTCCTGGCGTTGTCGGGCAAGAGCAAGGATTCCGTGGGCTGAAAGTCGTATCGTCTATGGACAAGGCTACAGCGGAGATTCCCAAGGTAGCTGAGCCTATCCCTGATGTCCCGCCAGTGGTACAGAATAGTACCCCTGCCGCACCGACATTTAAGGAGCTGGACAAGCTGGAAGATAATCTCATGAAGAAGATCTCCAAGCTTGAGAAGCGTTGGCAGAGTGAGAATCCTGGCAAGTCGCTGCGCTACATGATTGACTGGAAGGATCCTGAGTACATCGCTACACGGAATCAGCTTAACGAGGTCAGCACACAGAAGGATCTGCTTCCGGATGAGGATGATCTAGATGATGTGGTGGAGATCGTTAATCCGAAAGCCCCTACTGGTGGGACTGTACGAGTTGCACCGAAGGTTGATCCGACTGCACCGACACGTAGCGTCGAGCAGAAGGTAATCACACCGGCTAGCAAGGATCTTCGTGAAGCCCAGATCGACATGCGGAAAGCGATGTCGCCACGGAAGCTTACCGATGAGGAACTAGTATCGTACGTGAGTGGTATCCAAGAGCGCATCGGTACGCTCGGTGATCCGGATGCAGAGAAGCAATACATGAAGCTTCTCGAGGGTGTGATCGGCGAGCAGACTGCACGGAAGGTCACGAATCAGATGAAGTCCCAAGCCAACATGCCTCCAGGTGTGCTTGGTGCAGGTGTGGGGTTTACCTACGGAGTCGCAACGACGGATGAGAAGGATCCTGAGGCTGCGACTCGCATCATGATGTGGACGCTAGCCGGCGCCGCTGCGGGTTATGGTGCAGGGAAGCTTGGTGAGAAGATCCAGATTCGTCAGGAGACCAGGAGCAAGATTAACAACTTGTTTCCTGGCCAGTCTGCAATGGCGAAGGATCAGGCAGATGTCATCGGGATTGGAGATAAGGTAAAAGCCAAGCAGCCGTTCACTGCCATGATGCGCAACTGGTACAACGGTGGAGTGCGGAGGATTGCATCGTTTGAGAATATGGTTGGGAAGCTTCCTGTGCAGAATAATCTTCCCCTCGCACAGAATCCTGTCAAGCTCGCCGAGCACTTCAATCGTAGCATCGCACGTACGGAGAGCTGGAATCACCTCGCTGTGGTAATCGACGGGCCAGATGGAGAGCCGATCTATATTGGTCCTACGTTCTTCGGGGAGGAAGTCAAGCCCGCACAGCACATCCTTGCGATGGTGAATCAGGATAAAGAAGGACTCGGGAAGGTGATGGTGGCACTTACGAGTCTGGAGTTGCACAGCATGGGGCATGAGCGAGTGCCGTATGCAGAGGACTTCGCTACGCTGATCGTAAAGAACGCACCACAGAACTACATCGACGCGGCAAGGGAGTTTCGTAAGTTTAACCTCGCTATGCTCAAGGTCATGCAGTTCAGCGGGCGGCTTAGTCAAGAAACCTTCGATGTGATCTCCAAGGAAGAGTGGTACGCTCCGTTGTATCGGAGTGTAGAAGGCGGTACGACTCGTAACATTCGTGATCTCAAGAAGGATCGCATCAACACTGGTGATCCGTTCAAGGCTCGACAGGGTGGAAGTAAGAAGCTGGATGTCATCAATCCAGTCGATCAGACTCTCACGCTTCTCCCATATGTACTACGTCACCATGAGTACTCACAATGGGTAGACGGCACAGTGAAGCTGCTCCGTATGCAGCCACCGGAAGTTCAGCGTCAGCATATTAAGCTCGTCAAGTCATCCGACAGCGAGACTGTCAAGAAGATCATGGAGGAAGCTAAGACTCTCCGTGAGTCTGTCCCCATGACGAATGCAGAGAGCGATCGCCTCATGGCGTTCAAGGATGATGGTACGAGTGCAACAGGTGGGGGTGGGTATATCACGCACTGGGAGCAGGGTGTACTCAGCACATACAAAGTATCAGATGTGGTCTTTGACACGGCGAAGTCGCTGCTCCCGTTTGAGCGAGATGTAGTGAACAACTTGCTGTTCCGTGCTGCACGGGGGACCACAAGGCTTGCCACGAAGGGCGTCGTGATGAACCCGAAGTTCGTTGTGGGACAGTTCATCGTGGATACCTTCGATGCAGCGCTGACTAGCAAGTACGGCTTCCGTCCTGGGATTGATAGTTTCCGTGGATGGTGGTCACAGGTTGCACGGACACCGGAGTACTTGCGCGTCATGGACATGGGAGGTCCTGGTTCCATTCAGTCGCTTCCATACCAGAACGCGGAGAGTGCTACCAAGATGTTCGCGGCGGAGGGTAAGAGTGCCCTCGCGGTGAGCTGGAATCACATGAAGGAGATGCACCCGATTGAGGCGTACAAGGCACTGGCTATGCCACTCGCGGATGCAAGTCGGATGGGTGAGGCGCTTCGTGCGTTCGATCATAAGGCTAGCACAATCGAGGCTGTATTCGCAGCACGGGAGGTGGGCTTCAACGTATCAATGGAAGGTTCGTTCACTTCCATCCGTGCGCTTCACCAGTTGTCTATGTTCACACGGCCTGGGTTCCAAGCCATTGACGCACTCGCACGGGCGGCTATGCGAGACCCTGCGAAGTTCCTCGCGAAGGGTACTGCATACATCGCACTCCCGACAGTCGGTCTGTGGTACGCGAATAAAGACGATAAGGAAATCCAGAAGTGGCGCAAGACTCAGGTTGGTAAGGCGTACTGGTTCGTGAGGGGTCCGAGTGGAGATGTCATGCGGATTAGAAAGCCTCACGTTATCGGACAGTTGTTCGGCACCGCGATGGAGGAAGCACTCGACAAGGCGTATGGGCAGGATCCTCAAGTCGCGGAAACGCTGAGCCAAGTGTACCGTGATGCAGCGGCTAACATGCTCCCGTTGTTTGGAGTGATTCCACTCAGCTTGCTCGCGGATAAGGACTTCTCGGACCTGGGCGAGATGCGTCCAATCACTACCGAGTCAGACCAGGGACTCGATCCGAAGTATCAGGGTCGTGATCGGGCGTCACTCCCAGCGCGTATCATCAGCGATGTGTCGAGGAACATCCTCAGCCCTGCACAGACGGACTACATTATCCGGACTGTGAGCACCACGGTGGGTATGGACTTCGCACAGGGCATCACGGCAGCGCATGAGTACCAGGCGTATGGCTTTGTGCCGGCTAAGTACGAGCTACCGATTGTGCGGGGGTTCTTCCAGAATCCGAGAAG